TTTGAGTATTGCCTCAAATACGTCCTAAAGGATACAAGCTCAGAAACAAGCGAAAGCCATTTCGCAATGAGTACGAGACCACCTTTAGGTCACGAATTTTTTCAAAAACTCGCAACACAACACGCAATTCAAGGATTAGTACCTCAAAGTTATTTCTATAAATTTGCAGATGTAAGAGATTATAAAAATCGGGAAAAAGGTTTTATGATGAATGGTAAAACAAGAATAAATTTTATGGAAAAATTTTTAAAAGAATGGGACGCAAGGCACCAACATAGACCAATTTCAGACATAGTAGAAGATTTCATCGATAAAAATACAGAAATGTATTACACAGACGAAGAAATGATGAAACGTTTACACTATAAACCTGTAAAATATGTTGACGAATGGGTGGAACCCACCGGAAAAGGATTGTTAGACAAAGTAAGATTAGTTGAAGCAACTTACGACGGTGTACCAATATATTATTGGGAGAACGACTATAATAATCACATCAACATAATAACGGAAACACAACAATGGGAAGAATCGCGAGACGAAGTCGTCGAAACTATAAAAAACGGGTCAGTAATAACAAAAAAACAACAACTAGCAGAGCTCTGGAACGGATCCTAGGCCAAAGGCGGACAGGCGGATCGAGGCCTAAATTACCACCCAAAATCAATTGGGTGGACGGGGGTTTGGGGGGCGCCACTAGCCCCCCATCAAAAAAAAATGCGCGTTTACGCGCTCAATTACGCCGCACAACAGGTAACAACCTCAATGAAGCCCTCACAAAACAAAAGAGGTCAGGTGAAAAACTGCGCTTCGGTTGTAAGGACAAACCACGCCAACGCACCCAAGGTGCAGGCAGTGGAAAAAACGTAATTAAACTAAAATTACCTACCCTAAACATAAAAAAATTCATCCCTTGGTGTTAACAACAGAAATACCTGGTATTTTTAGTATAAAAAAACCAAGTATGAGTAATAAAATGATACATTACCAAAAAAAAGGCTTTACATTTCTAAATGTACAAAGCTATAAAAACGTATGGGTCAACACAACGAGTCTCAATCTGATAACATATTATATATTATCGGCCATTGAGCACTTTGACCCTTCTAAAATAGAAGGAGTAAAAATTGCAATTACTATTAATACAACAAATCCTAAAACCAATAATTACTAGATGTGGTACAATACTCGGATCATCGCTTGCCGGTGCCGGTATCGCTGTCGGCGACACACAAAGTATCGTTTTGGGATTTACCGCACTCGCGGGAGTAGCAATCGACCTCATAACACGGAGGTGGATTAAATGAAACTTAAAGACATTTTAATAGCATCAATTGCGGGAATAATAATGGGTTTAGCTCTATTTTCAGATGTTTTAATGAATTCGGGAGCACTCTAAATGGGAATTGATTGGGGTAAAGTTTGGGGCACTGCGGCAACAGCCGCAACAGGTAACCCATATTTTGGAATGGCAGTTAACACTGGCTTTAATTGGGTACATGAAGACAAAGGTACTGAGGATAAGCCTAAAACAAATAATATTGGTGATTTAGCAAGTATAGGTATGCAAGCTTACGCCGCAAAAAAATCACGTAAACAACAAGCGCAAGCAACACAAAACACTGGCAAACTTGACCTAGGTTATCTAAGGCAAGAAGCTGAAAACAACGGGTTTAACCCGTTAACAGTTTTGCAATCAACCGGCGGAGCCGGAAGCACAAAATCATCAAACGCCGGCTTATTAGCCTCGTCACAATTTTGGGCAACATATGCTGACGGTTTAGGAGAATTAAACAACAGACAATATGAACAAGGTTTAATTAATGCAGAAAGAAACGCTAAAAAATTAAATTATGAAACAACAGGTATAGACGGATTAAATAATGTTGCATTATTTCAAACAGTAAAAGATCCAACTGGTGTTTTTAAAGATTTTTTAATTGTTAATCCTGAATTATTAGACATGTCTGCAAATCAAATAAGATCATCAATTACAGTATTGGCAGGTGAATATTCATTACAACATGGACTACCAATATCAGAAGCAAAACAATTATTTCAAAAATTATTTGCTGGAAATGCTGTAGTTGATAAAATTACTGGTCTTATTTATGGCACAGACGAATTAGCTCAAAAAGAGAAACAAAAAGATCCTGATATATTAAAAACAGGTTCATTTTGGCAACGTGTTGAAACAAATTATACACGCGAAGGAATACCAATTCCAAAAATTATTAAGCTTATGATCGATAAGAATAAATAATGTGTAAAAAGTGCAAAAAAATACGAAAAATTATTAAACAAATCATTTTAAGGAGAAACAAAAAATGAGAATGACTGAATTATTAACAACCACACCAATTGCACAAAGGCGAAGTGTAAGAGGCCTTAAAAAAAGGGTTCTTACAAGCTTTGATGCAGGAAAGATAATTCCATTATCATACGAATGGTTACACAGAGAAGACGCAGTACAATCAGGACGTGTACGTATAAATGTACAATCTGAAATGTTCGCGGACGGAATGCCAATGAACGGTATAGCTGTAAATGTATATGCACATGTTGTATCACAAGCATGTTATGAACGTTTTGGTGGAAGCATTGATGAGGTAAACAAATCATATGCAAAACAAAATGGCGCGGCAGGAAGTGTAATTCCATTTTTTGAAAGTAATAAAGCTTTTAATCCATCAAATAATTCAGTTGGAACCCAAGGAATACCAATTGATCAATATGACACATTTATTTCATCATCAGAAACAAATGTATTCTATCAAACAATGGGTATTCATGCACAATCATCAAATATTAATACAACACCCGTTGAAGCTTATAACGCAATAGTTAATCATAGACGAAAAGCAAGATCTAAATCATTGCCTTTAAGAAATTCATTTGATCATACACTAGCAGAAGCTTTTTGGCTCAATACTGGATATAATGATATTGTTGCAGATTTCGACGCCAAGCTTTTGGATGGCGAAGTATCTTTGCAAGGATTGACATTCCAAGCACCAATAAAAGCACCAAATGCAATGTATGGTGGTGCAAATGACGCAAATAGTGCTTCAATTCTTAACGGACATTCACCACATCAATCAACTGCCTTAATTGACGAAGGCGATATGTATTTATTTGGTGATATATATGCAGAATTAACACAAGGCGGAAACGCTACAATGTCACTAGCTGATATTGATCAAGCTAGAAAAACAGTAGCGTACGCAAAATTACGCTCTAAGTACGATTGGATTGAGCACTCCTACATTATCGATTTATTAATGCAGGGAATCTCGATCCCCAGTTTATTACAAACACAACCAATGTTAGTTGGCAAAAAATCAGCAATGTTAAATTTCAATGAAAGATATGCAACCGATGGTGCAAATTTAGATACTAGAGTTGCAAACGGTTCAGCAACAATTGAAATGAATGTATCAACGCCAAAAATGCCATACGGTGCAACATTGATGTACACAATGGAAATAGTTCCTGAGCAGTTATGGGAAAGATCAAAAGATCCTTTCCTATATACAACTGATCCAGATACATTGCCGAATAGCTTGCGCGACCAATTGGATCCTCAAAAAATCCAAATAGCAAAATCAGATGTTCTCGATGTAAATCACAGCACGCCAAATTCCACATTTGGTTATCAACCATTAAATAATCAATGGAAAATGGATTGCGTCCGTGTAGGTGGTAAATTTTACCGACCTGCAAATGACGCATTCACTGAGGATAGGCAAAAAATATGGGGTTGTGAAACTCTCAACCCTACCCTCTCAGAAAGCCACTACTTGGTAAAAGATCTTCATAAAAAGATTTTTGCAGATCAAGTAGCTGACAGTTTCACCGCTACGGTGATGTCGGATATCAAAGTATCTGGCAACACAGTCTTCGGAACATCGTTGCTCGAAGCTGACGCAACAAGCGACTATGAAGCCATTACTGCTCAAGTGGATTCCTCCCGTATCGAGTAGTAATATATAGCGGGGTAGTCCTCCCCTACCCCGCTTTTTTTATTTAAAAAGGAAAAAAACAATGAATAGAATTAAACACGGACAAATTAATAAATGGTTTCCCGCACAAGTCGGAGAAATATTAGAATTTGTTGCAATTAAGCCACGTCATGTAAAATTTGAAGTGACAACAAACTCAAATATTGAAGTTTGGGTTTCGACTACAAAAAAAATGCAGGATGCAATTTTAATCGGAACAAGCAACGGAAAAACAGAAATACAATATACGGCAAATGAAACAACATATTGCCAAATAAAAGCTGAAAAAGGTTCATCTGTTTTTGTAAATTTACCTGACTTAGACCAAACAAGAGTACAACCGGAAGAAGCGGTATATACAAATATTGAACCGCGCATAAATCAAAGCACTGAATTCGACAGAATGATGCAATTTATGAAATATAATGAAGCATTACGAAATGAAGAGCTTGAAGCCGAACGTGCAACGTTAAGAGCAGAAGTAGCAAAAATCAAAGCAACAGCACAACCACAGCCAGAACCTACAGTAGAGGCAGACACAGAAGATGCAGGAGAAACCCCCACATAAATTCTTTAGGTGGGTCTGGTTTCTAGACCGCATCAAGTTCTGGCATAAAGACGAGCTAGTCCATCGGAGATATTCTGATGCGGCTAGGTCGTTGGCAGTACCAAATGATCATCCAATTTGGAAAAAAGTACGCACTGATGAAACCGACTACAAGGGTGCACACTCTGATATAGTCGAGTTTTTTAAAGCATTTCAAAAAGCTTGTCATAAGAGGAATATT